TAAAAAGCGTCCGAGGTTCGCTCGTAGGGGTAAGTTTGTCACGACTTACAATCCCCAGGAATCGGAGGAAGGGAAGTTCATTTGCCTGATGCAAAATCAGATCAAACATGAACCGATTCCAGCCGGTACGCCTATATACTTAATCCTTTGCTTTAATATGACAATACCGGCTAGTATGTCGAAAAAGTCACGACTTTCTTGTCCTTATCATACAAAAAAGCCGGACTTGGATAACCTGATTAAATTTGTCAAGGACTGCGCCAATGGAATACTTTGGCACGACGATTCACAGGTGATTTCAGTCAATGCAGTCAAGATGTATAGCGAAATTCCGTCAACATATATTCGTTTGGAGTGGTGATGAATACTAAGGTCTATATCGCGGGAAAGTACGATGACTCTAATGTCATTAATGTCTTAAACAACATCAAGGCCGGGGTGAAGCTGGCAACGGAAATACTCAAGCAAGGTGATATTCCCTTCTGCCCGTTTCTGGATTGCCTCATGGTCCTGATCGGTGACAGCGAGGGGCTTACGCAAGATCATTTTAGGGATTACTCCATGCGCTGGTTGGAATGTTGCGATGAAATATGGCTGCTGCCGTCCTGGATCAACTCCGGCGGCTGCAAGGCAGAACTTCAAAGAGCAAGAGAAATGCACATGACGGTTAAATTTGTTGAGAGATAACCACACAACAGCGGCTAGAGAACTAGACTCGAAGAGCGTGAACACCTCCACGCCTGCCGCTTTTTAATCTGAGGACGCCGGGAAGGTGAGGCAAACAAAATGGGAAAGCCAATTACAGAAGGACGCATGATCAGGAAAAGTATTTCAGATTCACCTGATTTTATGTTGTTGACACCGGAAGCAGCCGTATTATTTTGCATGATTATTCCACACTTGAACAGTCACGGGAAATTACAAGGAGGACCGGCTTTTATTAAAGAGATAGTCTGTCCTAAAATATCCTATCTGACATCAAAGAACATACCCAATTTATTGAAAGAGATTTCAAATAAAACAGACATGAAATGGTTTGAGTATGATAGTCGGTACTGGATTCATGCAATCCATTTTAACGAACATCAAAAGCTGAACATAAATAAAATAGGTCAAGACTTACTCCCGACTTACTCTGAACTAAGTCCAGATGTAGTCACCTACAAAGATAAAGATAAAGAAGAAGTTAAAGAAGAAGTAGAAGGGGATAAATCCCCGCTCCCCAGAAAATCATTTTTAAAACCTACCATCGAAGAAATCATCGCTTATTGCAGAGAACGAAACAATACAGTCAGTGCTCAAGTATTTATAAACCACTATGAAAGCAACGGCTGGATGGTAGGCAAAAACAAAATGAAAGACTGGAAGGCAGCGGTAAGAACATGGGAAACGAGAGGTGATGGGAATGGAAACGGAAATAAACGAGAAGGAGCTCAGGGAATTGTTACAGTCCAAAAGGAATATGTACCGGAGCCGTATGAGCGTCCGTCCGATGAGCAGATTAAGCGAAACATTGAAAGAGTGCATGAAATCGTTGAAAAAATCGCAGGGTAAAGGAGAATAACATGCCGGACACATTTCAAGAATCAGAATACAAGGGTTATCCAGTAGCCAAGATATACATCAACGAATATCAGGGCGAGTCGCAGTTCCTGACGCTTGGCTTAAAGAAGGCGCAGGCTATCCTTGAGAACATCGACAGGCTAAGGCAGTGGGTCTATCAGCACGAGAACAAACACAAGAAGGTAGTGGAATAAGTGAACGACATAAAAGACTTACCTCAAAAAAGATACTATACGCCGAATGAAGTCGCCTTGTATTTCAACATGAAAATCAAGACGCTTTATTCCTGGATGCAAGAGGGGAAAGTTGCGTTTATTGTACCGGCGGGCGGGCGATTGAAACGGATCAGCCGGGAGGAAGTCGAACGAATGAAAGTGGATGGGATGGCATAATGAAAGTTGAAATCAAAGAAGTGAAAATATCAGAAATCAAATTGAACCCGGACAACCCGAGACGCATATCCAAACAGGACATGGACAGGCTGGTTAAATCATTGAATGAATTCCCTGATATGCTGAACATCCGGGAGATTGTCGTTGATGAGACGATGACAATACTCGGCGGCAACATGAGGTATTTAGCGTTAAAGAAATCCGGGGCGAAGGCGGCCACGGCAAAGATAGTCATAGGACTTACGAAAGAACAGAAGCGGGAATTCGTCATCAAGGACAACTCCAATTTCGGGGAGTATGACTTTGATGCGCTGGCTAACGGGTGGTCCGACTTACCCCTTGCCGATTGGGGCGTTGATTTGCCGGAGGATTGGCTAAAAGAACCGAATTTTGAACCTAGAACGGAAGCAGAACAGGGAAAACTTGATGAGAAAGAACCTACTGTTTGCCCTGCTTGTGGTCACTCATGGGTAAAATAGATTTAAAAATAGACTGGGCAACGCATGAATCAGCAAAATATGCTGTTACACATTGGCATTACAGTCGGACTATGCCTGTAAATAAAACAGTCAAGTTAGGCGTTTGGGAAGATGGTGTTTTTATTGGAGCCATAATATTTTCATGTGGTAGTGCGGGTGTTAGAAATATAGGTAAATCTTTTGGGTTGAAAAGTACAGCAGTTGCGGAACTTGCGAGAGTGGCATTAAACAGTCATAAAACAAGCGTTACGCGTATAGTGTCAATTAGCCTCACGTTTCTCAAGAAAGCGCAAACAGGTCTGCGTCTTATTGTGAGTTATGCAGACCCCGAAAAAGGACATATTGGCTCAATTTATCAAGGGGGAAATTGGATTTATGTCGGAAGATCATCACCTGATAAAGCCTATATCGACAATGACGGCAGACGTTGGCACAGTCGCAGTGTTTCTGAAAGCGGTTATAAAATCCACTGCGGAGTCAGGCAGCGATGTCCTAAACCATCAACTATGACGACTGTAAATGTCGAACCGAAATATAAATACCTCATGCCCCTTGATGATGAAGTAAGAAAGAAAATCGAACTATTACGGAAGCCATATCCAAAGCGTGACAAGCAGGCGATAGGCGGAGACCATCCGCACAGCGGCGGGGCAGCACCGACCGTCACGCTCCAAAATAACGAATAACTCAAAATAAACATTCCATCTAGTCCATCTAGTCCATCTGGGACGGGATATGGCTTTTATTCTGCTGTATCCTGTAGCCGTGAAAAATCCAAAGAGCCAAAAAAAAAACAACCGGAGAAACGCGGGCGCAAGCCCATTGTCATCGACTATGAGAAAGTAAAGCAATATGCCGCGATGGGCTTAACCAAAGAGGAAATCGGCCTTGCTATGGGACTCGGCAAGACACGGTTTTTTTATTACAAAAAGACAGACGCGAACATCGACCAGGCCATCCAGCAGGGCAGGGCGACATTCAAAGTCTTTTTAAGCAATACCCTGATCGACCAGGCGAAGAAGGGAAACGTTACGGCGGCAATATGGCTGGACAAGACACGATGCGGCACCCGTGAAATAAAAGACATCAACATCAGCACAACGGCCATATTGCCGACTAAGATCATTTACGAGGATCAATGACTGAACTTAGAATAAAACGCAATCCTCCGCAAAAAAGATTCCTTCCCATGCCTCAGAAATACCGGGCGTTCATCGGCGGCTTCGGTTCTTCCAAAACACACACCGGCTGCATGGCCATCTGTCAGCATTTCCATGAATACCCGAACGTCAACCAGGGTTACTTCGCTCCGACTTATCCCCATATCAGGGACATCTTCTATCCGACCATTGACCGCGTATCGCAAGAGTACGGCTTTCATGTGGATGTCAAATCAGGCAACCATGAAGTGTCGTTCTTTAACGCTTGCGGGCAGTTTCTCGGCGTTGTCATTTGCCGTTCAATGGACAAACCGGGAAATATTATCGGCTTTGAGATTGGTCACGCGTTGATTGACGAAATGGATGTTATGCCCACGGATAAAGCGGATCAGGCATGGATCAAGATACAGGCGCGTCTCAGGGCAAAGTCCAAGTACGGCGAGTTAAAGAACGGCATTGATGTTGCCAGCACACCGGAAGGATTCAAGTTCTGTCATAAGAAATTCGTGCAAGAGCCCCAGGAACGACCGGAGCTGCAAATCAACTACGGACTTGTGCAGGCCTCAACCTATGAGAATGAAAAGAACCTACCGGCTGATTATATCCCTTCACTTAAAGAAACGTATCCGCCGGAACTGATCGAGGCTTATTTAAACGGCCAATTCGTCAACCTCACCAGCGGCACGGTGTTCAGAAACTATGACCGCGCCCGTTGTAATTCCAACGAGCTTATGCAACCCGGAGAACCTTTATTCATCGGGCAGGACTTTAACGTACAGAAGATGGCTTCTGCTATCTTCGTTCAGCGCCCGGACGGTTATCATGCCGTGGCTGAGTTGAAAGACGTATTCGACACGCCGGACGTTATCAAGATCATCACTGATCGGTATCAAGGCCACCGGATCATCATGTACCCGGACGCGAGCGGCGGGAGCCGTAAAACAGTCGATGCATCAAAGAGTGACATCGCGTTGCTTACGCAATCAGGCTTTGCCGTTCGCGCCCACGCCTCAAACCCTGCCGTCAAGGACAGGATATTAGCAACCAACAAAGCCTTTGAAGCGGGCAAGATCAAAGTGAACGCAAAAGCCTGTCCTACCATCGCAAGATGCTTAGAACAGCAGGCATATGATGATAACGGCGAGCCGGATAAAACGTCAGGATTCGATCACATGAACGAGGCCTTTTCTTATTTTGTGGCCTATGAATTCCCAGTTATTAAACCTATGTCACGCGTTAAATTGGCGGGTATGTAAATGAGTCAAGTCGATACGCAGCACCCCGAATACGAAGCATTAGCCGACAAGTGGAAACGCTGCCGGGATACAGTCGCCGGTACTGACGCCGTTCACGCAGCCGGTGAAGCCTACCTTCCGAAGCTCAAGGATCAAACGCAAGGCGACTATGATGCGTACAAATTAAGAGCGCAGTTCTTTAACGCCACATGGCGAACCATATCAGCACTTTCAGGCATGATATTCAGAAAGCCTCCGGTGATTGACGTTGCCGCATCCATCGAGCCGCTTTTAGAAGACGTTACCATGTCCGGTATTGACT